GTGGCGATGATCATCAAGAGAATTACAAGCATGATTGACTCCTATTTTGACTTTTAAAGCCTATACACCGTGTATGGTGTATAGGTGTTGGTGAGATCAGTTCTCGTCGGGGTACTGCACCTTGAGGTGTAGCTGCCGGCACAGAATCTGGTTGGCCTTCTCAATTTCTTCCGGATCATCGGAGGTGTAGGAGGTCTCGAACAGAGACTTGTAGTACTCAGTGGTAGACAAGCATCCATACGTGAAACCGATGGTCAGGGAGATGAGGGTGGCGACAGTGATACCGGGGAAGTATTTGAACATGGGAGTTCCTTTCAGAGAGAGTTGATGGTTCTCACTATTAGTCGAGTAACGTTTGTGTTAGTTAAAGCCTATAACCCGTGTTAGGGGTTATAGGATTGAGGGGGTTCAGTTTTCTTCAAGGTCGGGGAGGCTCATGGTGAGCTTGAGATCCTTGTTGATGAGCTCCACGCAGAGCTTGCGGAGCATCTGGTTCTTACCGTAGCAGGCGTAGTTGAACGTCTTGCTGTAGAATACAGTGCGTTCAATCCTGCCGAGGTTGTAGAATACAGGTGCTGCAATCGCGAGGGTAGCGGCGGCAACGAAGGAGTAAGCGTACTTCGACATGAGAGTAGTCCTTTCAAAGAGGGTTGATAGTTCTCATTATTCGCCGCGTAAAAATTGTCATCAAAGCCTATAACCCGTGTTAGGGGTTATAGGGGTTGAGGGGTTTCAGTCATTGAGGTCGTGATCGATGTCACGCATGAGGTTGTCCAGCACCTCAGCCTTGGAGTCGCCTTCAGCGAGGTCGCGGTATGCGTGCCAGTACGAGGCGGCCACCTTCTTGATGGTGGTCTCGTAGCGGTCAGCAACATAGGCGAGCCAGATGTTGTAGGCGAAAGAGAGGGCGAGGAGAATGCAGACAGTGATGGTGAGTGCGTTGAACATGATGGTTCCTTTCAAAGAGGGTTGATAGTTCTCATTATCAGTTGTGTAAAGTTTGTGTTAGTTAAATCCTATAACCCGTGTTGGGGGTTATAGGATTGAGGGTTCAGTTTTCATCAAGGTCGGGGAGGATGTGCTGGATCTCGCTCAGGAAGTCATCGACGGCTTTGGTCTTGGTACGGCCCGACTCAGGATCGTCGATGAATGCCCGAGCACATCTCCGGATCTTTTTTATCTGAGTCTCGTAACGAACAGCCTTCGTTATGGCGATAAGACTAACAATAACGAACACAAAGGTCAGTATTTCGAACATGGGATTTCCTTTCAGAAGGGGTTGTCGTTCATGATGTAAAAGTCTATAATCCTAGATTTTAGGGTTATAGACTTCGAGCAGTTCTACTTACGGAACTTCAGCATCGAAAATGCCTTTGAGGCAAGAACGTGGGTCTGCTCGTAGTTGAGGACCGCCATAAGACCGAGCAAGTACACCACGCCGTTGGCAATGGTCTCTGACGAAGGCATAAGCTTCTCTTTAAGGTCGTTATCCTTAACAAGCTTGTGCAGTCGTTCGAGGTTACCAACAGCAGTGGTGTACTCACAGGTCGACGGGTCCTCTCCACCGAGCCAGTTAAGCACCTCGTTCTCGAGGTCCTCAGGTTCGTAGAGGCGTTCGACGTTAGACATGGTGAGTCCTTTCGTGTAGAGTGGGTAGTACTCACTATACCGAACGTTTTTCTTACTGCTCAGGCTTGGACACCTTCAGGACGATGGTGTCGCCATCCTTGAGGTTCGAAGGCTCGGCCGCGAAGTCCGCGTAGACGTCATCGTGCTTCGTCACGACAAGGTTACCGTGAGTCTCGGGGGTGTAGTTAGCGGAACTGACACCGAGAGATGCCCCGAGGAATACGCCAAACGCGGTGATTGTCGCAGTGACTTCGTTAGTGTAAGGGATCCCCCACACCATGCCAGCTGCGTTAACGAACGTAGCCAGCGCCGGGATGATGATAAGCGCAACGCGCTTGAGAATATCGTAGGTCTGGTTGTTCACTTGTTCTTCCTTCCTTCAATGCTGTTAGGCATCATGGTTAGCTCGTCTACCTGTTCGAATACACGTCGTGCAAGGCCGTTTCCACCTAGAGCGGAATATATCTGATACTCCGCTTCGAATTCTTCATACTCGTCCATTGTGATGTAACCGCGCTCGATGTATGCACGTCCGAGCGTAATGAGCTGATTTCTGGAAACGGACAGTAGAAGCTTAGCCGCATTATTGTTATGATCGGCTTTTGTTTTTGCCCATGCCCAGATTCCGGATCCACCGAGTAGTGCTGTTACAGCTGGGTTCGCCATTTCGGCGATCTTTGTCAAATCCATTTATCGGTTACCTCCTCTCCGTATTGATAGAATCGATCTGGTTGGATTTTGATCGAATATGTTGTGAGATCTCCGCCGCTCACGGTTCTCTCGATTACGTATCCAGTGAACATAACGTCCATAATCGTTGCTTTGACTGGGCGTCCGATCGGAAGGTTGTAAAAACGTTCTGACTGAACTTCGTCGATGTCGACAGTTACCGACCTAAGCGGCTCGCAACGAATTTCTTCAGTAGTCTGCCCCCATTCCCGATCATCACTGCCTGGGACTCCGGATTCATATCGATATACGCCTCGCCAGTCGGTCGTATTTTGCATATACGGGCGATTTTCATACCATGTACGAATCCGCCCTCTGGATGCCATCTTCCACCGGCCGTAGTCACTGGTCTTTCCGATATACCAATGTGTCGGGGCGCCTGGAAGTCGTCTGATCAGTCTAGACGACACAGAGTCTAGGGGACCCAGATCAAGGATTTCAGTTGAGTCATTCAATGACTTGGCGTACAGTGTAATGTCCAGATTGTTACCGTTACCGTTAGTCACGGTAACACCCGAAGTGAAATACAATTGATTGTACAACGCAGCGTTGTACATATCATCATATATACTCGTAGATGGGTCGAACTTGTCCTCGTAACTATTGAGGTTATCTGGAACCGAAGCTCTCAACCAATACACAAACCATCGGTTCGCATCTTTGTTTATATCGTCCAGCAAACGTTTAAAAATCCCAACCGGAGAAAACGTGCTCGGGTATAAATTCTCGTAGGATCCACATTTGTTGCGACGTTTTAGCAGTTCCCAAACAGAGATACAACGAACTTCGCTGATGCCTTGCGATTCGTATGATATTTCCTCCACGACGAACGGAGTCGTTGTTGCCCCGAAGCAGCATACAACAGTTCCTGGAGGGTACGGAAATGACCCCTTACATCTAAACGTCGTCGAAGCGGTATACAGTCCCTCTTTAATCAACGTGTCAAAAACTGGAATCGTTGAGAACGTCCCCATCGATTTCCCACCGAGCACTTGAATGACATTAGGCATTGTTAAAGACTCTTTCTGACCATAACCATATTTAACTTGCAATAACCTGTGCCCATGGCGTCCAGGCTAATCTTGGGGGGCTCTTTTAGGTATCTAATCCAATCGTATAGGCTCCTGATGTCGAAAGCGGGATACGATTCATACGCGTAGCACGCAGCGGCGTTCGCGTCATAACCACCTGAGATGCTAAAGCGTCGGGTTCCATCGATTAGGCCGTACATAGTGAACACTCCGGGATTACTGGACGAGTTACCCTGGAGCAGGGCGGCAAACATATCCATATCGCCGTCGAAAATTCTATACTTCGAATTCCCAATTGCCGGAAGAGACAGCTTTAGTTCGCGAATATCGACCGGTCCAATTTCTGTAGAAATCGATTGGATTGTCGAGATGATATCATTCTGGGCTGTGGTCCAATTCTGGTTCCCGAGTCCCATATACAGTGTGAACGTATAACCATACATGACCGGCAGTTTTGTCGAAATGGTGAATTCGATGGTCGCTGGATATTCTGCATAGTTGTACTTAAGTTCACGAATGACACAAGCTTGCGTAAACGGCGAGACCCTTCCGAAAGAGAGGGTCGGTTTGGTGTACGTCGTCGTTTCGTTCGACTTGTAATTGACTGTCGGAACTATAAGAGACTGATCTGTAAGTTCAACAGTGGATATCCTCTTGGACGAAAGGTAGTCGAGAAAATACCTAGCAGGTCGCTCGGGAATAGGAACAGCAGGCGTCAGACGCATGTTGATGTCGATATGTTTTTCGGACATCGATGTAACGACATTTCCCGTAAAATTGTATTCCCTATTCGGACCAAAAGATCCGTTTAAGATTTGAGCGACCCAGCCCCGGTCCACACGATTCAAATACAGAGGTAGATCCAAACCGTTGTCATTGAGTATTCGAACCTTTGTGTACGCCATGGTGTTTACATCCTCTTCATTCGTTCGAGTTGGCGCTCTGTTTGACGGTATAGGTCATTCAGATCGAGCGCCTTTGGTGATTCATTGTACTGGTTGAAGACCATCGGCTTCTGGTTGTTGCGCAGTTCGTCTCGAAGAGCTCGAATCTCTTGCGCTGTTTGACTGCCATTTTGAACCGAAGAGCCAACAACATTCGCATGCAGGTCGTTCATCGTGAGATCTTGCAGACCGTTAACCTCAGAGAGGTCGACAGTCGGCTTGATGACCGGATTCCAATCGGTATCCAGATTAGCCATCGTATTCGCCATGTCATCGCCGAGGCCAGACATCGCGTCGACGGCATCAGACCGGTTCTTGTCGATACCCTGGACAATACCCGCAACGATGAACCCAGCCGCAGTCGCGAATACACGCGAAGGCGAGTGGATGCCAAGGGTACTCTTAAACGAGCTAAGAGCACTCGAGGCTACGTTGCGCAGCTTGTTGTAAAGGGCTCCGGCAGCTCCCGACACACCGTTGACAACACCATTGATGATGTTGCGTCCGATGGAACTTGCATGCGGTGCGAATGTATTGGCCATGCCAGTCAGACCATTCTTGATGAATCTGATGATGGCCACGATCAGCTTGTTGACCGCGGCTTGAAGCTCCGGCCCCTTCTGATCAATAGCATCCGCAAACCCATTGATGAACGTAATGACAGCATCCCATGCGGCATTGATGATAATCAAGGAACTAGCCGCGATGCCTTTGATCAGTGCTGCGATAAGGTTCGCACCCGACGTAGTCAGATCTGGAATCTTAGCTGCGATACCGTCAATCAGTGCCTGAAGCAGTGTCAGCATTGCCTCGACAATCAGCGGAACACAAGTCTTGATTGTTTCGATGAACCCTTTCAACAGACTCACATAGGACTCTATGAACTTGGGTTGGTTCGCTACAATCGCCGAGATCAGCTGATACAACAGATCGATAACTGTGTTAATCACTTCAGGCCAGACGTTGCGAAGGGTTGTGAGTAGACCCGTTACAATTGTCGTCCAAGTCTGAATAAGTTCAGGCATCTTCTGCTTGATAGTCTGCGCAAACTGACTGATGAACTGTCTGAGTGCGATACCCGCCACTATGATCAACTCATTCACAGCAGGTCCGAATGCTCGAACCCAGGAAGAGAGCGCTCCCGACAATGCCGGGGCTGCGGCCTCCATTGCCGAGAAGACGCCGACCAATGCCGCCTGGATAGCTGGTGCTGCCGCTGCGATGATAGCTGCTGCTCCTGCAATACCGGCTGCAATGGCGACGAGTCCAGCGCCAATAGCTGGTCCAGCTGCCGATGCCACAGCCAAGAAAGCCGTGATGACGACCGCTAGAGCTGTGAACGCAGTAAGGATGCCGATGATTACCGCACCAAGAACACCAATGGCCAATGCTAAAGCAATCAGACCAGGGGCTGCTCCGATGGCGAGGTACCCCGCCGCAATCAGAATGCCCAGTCCGATACCGATTGCCCAAAGGCCGTTGCTGAGAGCATCCCAGCTGAGACCAGCTGCGTTACTCAACGCGCTCGTGAACAGATTCAGGGCGAATGCCAATATCGTCAACGAAGCGATACCGATCAATGCACCTTGAGCTGCGAATGCCACTGCAACAATGGCCGCGACAACAAGAAGCAGCTTACCCATCGAGCTAAGAATCTCTCCCCAGCTATGGTCGGCCATCTGTACGATCGCCCCGACTGCAATATTCATCGCGATTGCGGTTAGGATCAAAGATCCTGCTCCGACAATAGCAGTTGCTGGCATTAGGTTCGCTATAGCCACAAGAAGTAGAATAACCGCAGACAGACCAACTATACCTTGGAATAGTTTATTCATGTCCATATAGCCCATTACTGCGACAGCGGCCACAAGCATCTGAATCGAGAACGCGAACGAGATCATAATCAACGAAATGGCTGCCATTTTGCCGAGATCCGAAGCGGTCTTGTTCATGAGCAGGACGAAGCCGACCAGAATACCCATCAAGACACCGACCGCGATAACACCTTGGGCAATCACCTTAATCGGGAGGAGGCCCAATGCGGTAATCGGGATCATGAGCATGTTGATGGCGATGGCCATGGCGATCATAGACCCTACGCCCTGGATCATCGTCTTGGAATCCTTAGACAGAATCTTTGCGGCAGTCGTCATGCCGAGCACCAACACCATTACGGCACCGATACCCTGCCCGACAGTGCTCAGCTTCATAGACCCAAGGATGCCAACTGAGATCGACATCAAGAGTATTGCTACAGACAACGCCATAACAGCACCAATAACGCCTGCGATCTGCATCTTGTTGATCTTCAGCTCGCTGATCTGAGTAAGAGCGATGAGAAGGATCTTAGTCAAGACGCCGATTGCCACGGCACCCTGAATGAGCCGAGGTGCCGGGATCATCGCAAGAATGAACAGCGAACCGGCAAGAATGCCAACGCTGATCGCAATTTCGCGAAGGGCCTTGGCCTTGATGACTTCCTGCATAGACTTCAGTGCATCAGTCAGCGAATTGAAGACTCCAGAGATCGAGTCACCGATCTTGCCGAACTTGTCGAACATTCCACTGAAGGAGTCTGTGGTCTTCGTGAATTGCTCCAGCATGGTCTGAAGGGTCTTAAAGCCCATACCAAGACCTCCGCCGAGCAGGATTCCACTCAAGAGATCAGAGATCGACAGGTCCTTGAGGCTAGAACCGAGACCAGACCAGAATGTCTTGATCATCGATCCGGCGTTGTCAAATGCCTTGCCGACGTTCTTCTTGAATGAGTCGAATGCCTGAGACTCAGAAGCGAACTTCTTGATACCGTCGATACCCTTGGTAAGCCAGTCGATCAGATTCGCGATGGCCTCGACAACAGAAGCGCAGAATTCAACAATGCCGGTAGCTGCGGTGTAGATAGTCCCGCCGACAACACCGAGAGTGTCGAATGCATCAGAGGCTGCCTTCCCGAAGGTAGACAGACCACCTGCTGCGCCGTTCGCCTCGTCGCTGAATCCACCAAATATGGACTTGGTCAGATCCCCGAGCTTTCCAAACAGATCGATAACGCCATTAATAAGGTCCCCGAAAGGCCCAAATGACTTCATCATGGTCTTGAAGCTGTTGACGATCGTAGACACGAAGGTGTTTTTGTTCAGATGCGTGTCGAGGTTGGCGAAAACATTATATAGATCTACACCAAACTCCTTGACCGCCTTCGCCTGAGGCGCAAACGTCTTAGAAATGGTATCACCGGCTCGACCGAAAGCCTTGCCGACCCCGGAGATCGAGTCCTTCATCCGCTTAGTGGATTCAGACCAGACCTCAGCCATCTTGGGCGACGCGTCGTCCCAGAACTTCTTAATTCCCTTACCAGCGCTCTCGACAGCTCCGCCAAGGTGCTTGCCGATGGTCTCGCTGATCGGGAGAATCGAATCCGAGAAAGCCTTAACCTTCTCAGACCACTTGGGTCCGATAGCATCTGCGAGCTTGGTCATGTTCTCAAGGAACCCGGTCCCAAACCCACCGAAGGCAGACTTGATCTTCTCCATCGGACCGCCGGTTCCAGAGGCGAAGCTGAAGATCGCGCCAAAGACGTTCGACACTGCGTCGCCGAAAGGCTTGAAGACGTTCGAAGTCGCCTTCTTGATTGTCTCGATGAATTCGCCGAGCGGCTTGAGCACAGCCTCGATGACGACTTTGAGTCCGTCGAAGATCGGCGTGATTGTGACGTCCGCAATTGCGTACATCCAGTCGGCAAGCTTCTGGAACTTGTCGACGATCCAGTCGAGGACCTTAGAGAGACCCCCGAGGATGTCGGTACCACCAAGCATCTGACCGAACCAGTCGCTGAAGACGGAGACAATGTCACCAACCTTCGCGGCGATCAGGATCATCGGCTTGATGAAGATGCCAGCCAGGATCGTGCCGATCTTGAATGCTGCCACACCAATCTGGACAATCGCTGACGCGAACCCGATGAGGACCTCAAGAACCGGCGAGAGCAATTCGCCTGCCATTTTGAAGACCTTACCAAGGTTGTTGGCGAAGTCATCGGACATCATCAACCACTGGGAGATCGAGTGACGGAAGTAGTACGAGAAATCATACAGAGCCTTGCCAGCATCTCCTTGGAACGCGCTGAAGAAGCCTTCGCCGATAGCCGTGAGTGGCTTGGCGATAGCGGTCCAGAGTTCACCGAGACCATACCACCATTCCTCCCAACCACCGAGTTCATCCCAGCGGTCGAGAATACCCTGAAGCGCATCGAAGAATGTTCCGATGCCCCCATTCACCACGTCGGACACAGCGGTCCACATGGTGCGGGCGCGTTCGAAGTCGCCGAAGATGGTTCGGAAGATAGAAGCCCATCCCGAGCCCAGAGCTTCGGCAGTCGTGTCGATCAGCTGCGAGAAAGTCTTGACCTTCGTCGCAGCGTCATTGGCCGTCTCAGCGAGCTTCATGATTTCATCAGCCTGCTGCTCCGTGTAACCGGCGCTGAGCAGCTGTTCACGAGACAAGTCACCAGTGTACTGGGTCAGAGTCTCGATCATGATCTCAGATGTAAGCCATCCATCCTTAAGCGAGTTACGGAACGACCCCGCCTTGTCGATCATCTTGTCGACTTCGACACCGTAGGTACGTGCCGTTCGCTTCAGGGCTTCCTGGAACTGCTCGCCGCCCATACCAGCATTGACGATAGAGTTCCAGTCTTGAAGTTTTACAGAGCCTGTCGAAAGAGCCTGAGACAGCTGGTACATTGCCGTTGCGGCTTGCTCCGAAGTGGAGCCAGACATTGCTGCGACGTTCGACAGACCCTTAATCGCGGCGACCGAATCCTTCAGCCCGACACCTGCAGATGTGAACATACCGATATTGCGTGTCATCTCGGTGAACGAGTAGATGGTCCGGTCCGCGTAAGCGTTCAGTTCGTCGAGAGCTGCGTTGATCGTCGCAGTGGTCTCACCCTTGCTGAACGTATTTGCCTGAATAGTCTGAACCGCGTTAAGCTGGTTTTCGTATTCCCGGAAACCGTCCATGATAGGTCCGAACGTGAACGAGGAAAGCACCGATCCGCCGGCCATAAGGGCCTTGGATGCGATGTTACCCATGGCCACGGAAGCAGCACCCGCGAGCATGGAAAAATTAGTCGACGAAATCTTTGCTGCCGCACCAACATTAGCCGTGGCAGCGGCCGCAGTCGTTGAGTTGTTGACGATGGATGTGTTGACGTTCTTAACACCATCTGCGATCCCGCCCATTTGCTTCGAAGCATCCTGAGCGGCTTTTCCGACATTGTCAAGTCCGTCAGTCGACTGCTTGAAGTTCATTCCGGACTTCAGGCGATCGACATTGTGGAGAACGCCGTCGACGCGACTTGTGAACTTCGAATCGTCGAGCTCCAGGGAGACGACCTTATTCTCAATACTCTTACCCATTGATGGCCCTCCCAACCATTCGGTCAATTTCGTCAAATATGGGCTTCATCGCAGGGTTGATATAGTCCGTACCCTGGACGTAGCCACCTTGGCGCGTCCCGTGTCCGTATTGCAGAATGATGGCAATAGGAACTTTGGACACGATATTGGTGTTATACCAAACGATCTTAACGCCTCGCTTGGTCTCCTTGACTTTATACTGCCATGAAGCAGCAGTCTTCCCGGTACCAACCGGGGTGTTGGCCCGGAGGGCCGCCACGCCTCGAGTACCAGCAGTTGCCAATACATCACGAAGCTTCTTGTTCTTGACTTGTGTCAACCATTTTGACATGTCGAACTCAGCGTCGAACTTCATCTCGATCATGACGGCCCTCCTTTCTTGATCAGCCCCAGAGTGTGCCGTTGACCAGCTCGTACTGGAGACATTCGACCGTGCGATAGCCGCAGTAACCATCGACATCGAGCTCGTGTCCGCGGTTTCGCAGGTGCTGCTGGAGAGCAGACACTGTGTCGGGTCCGGCGATACCATCTGCTTCAATGTCGAGACGACGCTGAAGCTCTGCGATGGTGTCAGAACCGTCGTGCGGATCTTCAACCCAGTCCCAGCCAGTACCAGTACGCTCGAAGTACTCTTCGTTGTCTTCATCCTGGTCTTCGATCCAGCCGTTAGCCGGAAGACCCATGGACGCCTGGAGGGCGTAGGTTGTAGCCGTGCCCCACCACTTGTCGGTCAGGCTGTCCGAACCATCTGAATCATCGGAGTCATTTGCGTCAGACCACTTAGGTCGAAGAACGCAGTCAATTCCGAAAGAACGCTGGCGGCGATAAACACCATTGCCGGCAGACTGAGAGCCTGCGTTGGACGGAGAAGTGTTACCCTCGATGGTCTGAAGCCATCCGTCACCAAGGTTTGCCTCGACGATACCAACATGGTCGGTCAGACCGTCGTGATCCCAATCGAAGAGCACAACGTCTCCGCGCTGCGCGTCCTCGATAGAGACCTTGTCCATGCGGTTCTTTGTGACATCGGTGTTGTAGCTGTAGCCGCCGATTGCGTCGATCTCGCCAGCCATGTCAAAACACATACTGACGAAGGCCATGCACCACCAGATGTCTTCAGATGGACCGGCAAGCCAAGGTTGGTTCATGCTCTTAGCGAGCCATCGGCCCGCCTCAGAACCCGGTTCAGGATCGTCCGGAGCATAGTAGCCGAGGCGATACGTGGCGTGCGACAAAACGTCGTCGATCTTACTCATACATTACTTCCCTTCGTAAATCGCTCGGTCTCGGTCCTCATGCGGGTCAGGCCCTGCCGGGACCTGTGCATCAGCAGGAATATCAATCATCCTCTACTCCCTGTTCTAGCCCTACGGGCTTGGTTCATAGCCGCACGCTGAGCTGCGGAAGCCCGGGCGTCCGGCTTTTGATTGTTCTGCTTGGCTGCGGCGAGACGAATCAGCGTCAATAGCCGATTCAAGTTCCACTTGTCACACTCGAATGGGATACCAAGCTGAGTCATGTACCAGTAGATTAGTTCACTGGTCATGGTATCTAGTGGACCTCCATTTGAAGGTGGGTTCCATAGAACTGTCGCCGTAGCATTGTCAGACAAATAGTCTGCTATTTTGACCTGAACGGATTGGTCGAGCCGCTTGACAAAATCTCGAGGGAGAGGGCGGTCCGACATACACTGGATGTAGTACACTAACTCTTCGCCAGTCTGTGGTGGGGTCTCTAGGAATGACCGCTTGTAGACGGATTCCCACTCAGCCACCGCAGACAGGGTATGCGTAAGAGTAATTGTAAACGGCTCCAGTGTAACAAACGTATTACTACGCTCGTCAAACCGCTCCTCTCCCCCAAACTCAAGCGTGAGCGAAATCACGCCAGAAGCGTACGCAGCTCGTTAGGCATGACAAGCGTCGGGGTAGCAGTGCCACCGGCGCCACCAACGCCATACAGCTTGTCAGTGAGCTTCTTATACTTTGTCGCGTCGAGCTTCGAAGAGTCGATTGTGACGACGGAGACCGGCTGGAAGCCCTCCACCTGGACAGGAACAGTCGAGCACTCCCAGGAGAACGAAATCGCCTCCGGGGAGTCGGAGACCGTGTTGTACGCACGCTCGGAAGGAGCCGCGGTCGCACCATAGATGATGTGCAGCAGTTCACCGTAAGCATCACCCTTGGTGTCGTTACCCAGCTTCGTGCAGTAGGAGAACGCGAAGCGTGTACGCGGCTGCTGACCGAGATTGACGCCCTTAATCAGCTGAGCGGTACCGTCACAGATAGCGAACTCGTCGGGGTACGTGTATGCCTCGATCGTGAACTTGAATGACGGAGCCGACATCAGAGTCAAGTATTTCAAATTGTCGGCATAAATATCAGAGGACTCGTCGCCCTCCGGAGTCTCTGTGACAGTCTTAAGACCGTTCCAGGCAACACCCGTGCCGTAGCGGTTCTGAGCGTTATCAAAGGGGAACAGAACGCCCTTGTTAACGCCAGTGTGATAGAAATGGGAGCCCTCTTCGTCCCACTTGATCTGTGCCATAGGATACCCTCCTTAAAGGTAAACCGTGAAGACGAAATGGTTCATTCCGTCCGAGATGTATGTCGTATCCAAAGACGAATACGGGATCTTGAGGATTTCGTCGATCACGTCTGGCTCTGGATCCTTGGTGATGAGAGTGACCGAATATTCCTTAGCACCTTTGTACGGCACATCGGAAGCATGGTCAATTTCTATCTTCGACAAGTGGAAGACAACCGCCGGGTATCCGATCTTCAGGTTCTCTGGAGGCTGGAAATATACCCGGTTATGCTGAACCGCTTGCTGAAGTAGGTGTAGGAGATCTCTATACGTGCGCATACAGACCGCCTAGGTTGATGATCAGCCGTGGATAGTTCACGCCGATGGATTGTACCTCCCATTTTGAACCCTTCCATACTACGTACTTCAGAGTCTCGAGGTAGGTTTTGATTTTGGTATCCATCAGGATGCTGATCTCGTTGGTGAGACGGAGGTTGGTGTTGGCGGAAGACGAGTTGTCGTTCCTGACATAGAGACTACGAATAGTCCCCTTAGCCGGGAGCTCGATAAAGTCTTCGAGCCAAACACCTTCCTCCGTCTCACGCGTCATCACGAAGCCTAGCTTGCCGCTAAACCTCGACATGAGATCACGCCTTCTTGCGCGAGATCGTCAGGGCCGAGTACGGTGCCGTCAGAGAGCCCGAAAGACGAGTCTCCATCAGGTACTTGTACTGGTTGAAGTCGATGTCGAAGGACTCGGCCATACCGAGTTCCGCACCGGCGTTCGAACCAATGGTGTAGTCGCGAAGGTCGACCACGATAGCCAGAAGCTCGTGGATGACACCCTTGATCTCGTGCTCCAGACCCTCGAACTGAGGGACGGTCACGATCTTGGAGACGCCAAGAGCGCCCGCGAGGGATGCCTCGGTCTCGTACAGACGACGACCGTTCTTGTCCTTCAGGAGAAGCATCTTGACCAGGCGCTTCTTCGCAATGAAGAGCGTCGGAGAGCCGGAGCCCTCAAGCTCGGCCGATGCCAGGACGATGTCGTCCACAAGAGTCTCATCGGTGGTGTTCGATTCGAGCGACTTGTGAATGGCATAGAGGTCGTTCTCCTTGAGGATGGGGCGAATGGCCTCGTCGTCAATTCGGTCGGGATCGGTGATCACACGACCGTCGCCGACGATGATAGCGCGAGCGATTTCCTCGTTGAGCTTACCCTTCATCTCGTTCTTGAGCCAAGAAACGACATTGAAGTCGGTAATGTCGACGATGTCGTCGCGATCGAGCTTCTGCTTCTTGTAGATCGTCGTTGGAGACGTCGTACGGGTCAGAAGCTTGATGACCTCTTCGGTCTTCTTCTGGGCCTTCTTAGCATAACCCTTGGCTCGGGCCTTGTCGTCACGGATGTCCGCGAGGACAGACTTGATTCGAGCGAAGGGAGAGTGCTTCGTGCCGTTCATGACGACGGAAACCCAAGACTGATCGCGGTCGAGAGTAATGGGCTCATCCGTGATGCTCTTGGCATCCGGGAAGAGGTAACCGATGTTCTCGATGCCGTAATCGGCGTGCTTCAGCTCGTCGAGAAGGGTGGTGTTGTTTCGCTTGGCCGTCTCAACAAGCTCGGCGAAAGCTGCGTGAGACAGCGTGTTCTCGGGGGTCTTGTCGCCCTCAAAGACATTGTGCTTCATATCTTCCTCAGTTTCTTCGTTGGTCTCTTCGGAGTCCTCAGACTCCCCATCGATGGCTGCAGCAATGAGGTAATTGACGGCCTCGAGCTGCTCTTCGGTGAGCGTGGAAAGGATCTCACCAATGGTCTTGTCCTCATCGGAGGACTCATCTTCGGAGTCCGATTCCTCGGAGCCCTCGAAGTCTTCGTGAGAAACGTCGCCATCACCCATTTTGATGATCGCGGAGTAACCCTCGCCATCGGAGTGGGCCATGGTGACATTCTCGATTGTCGCCTTGGGGTTAGCGCCCTTAAGGACGAGCGACACCTCGACAATGTTGCCATGCTTGACAACGTTGCCGTCCTGCTTGAGGTTGTTCGCGAAGATCGACATAGCGGTAACGTCGCCGTGCTCGATCAGTTCGCGTGCGTGTTCTGCCTGCTGGGATCCGTTGAAGAACCCGTAGGCGTAAACACCCTCGGCCTTCTTCTCGAGCTGGGCGTGCCCGAGAACGTTAGTCACGTTGTCGTGACCGTGCTGCCAGACGAGAGGGACAACCGCCCCATCGTTCTGTTCAAATGCGTGATGAGAGATGACTCGCCCATCGGAGCACTTGATGCCTGCGACGGTTGCCCACCCGTCGAAGTCGGCGACGTCATTAGGCGCTGCCATTTTGAACCTCCTGGTCGTTGTTTGACCGTTGATCCGCGTTTGCGGATGATGTATACGGATTGGCCAACTGATCCGCCTTGGGATCTGTGGACTGCGGCAAGCCGATGATGGATCGAATCTCGTTCGGTGTCATGACCTGGTTAGTGATGAACGTCTGAGCCATCGAAGCGATACTGTCGAGCGAGGTTGCCGCGAACGGATCCCTCACATAGATGATTCGCTGACCCTGAGATCGAGCAGTCTTGGTCAAGAAGACCATAGTTGCCGACTTGGTGATAGTATCGAGAATCGGCTTAACTGTCCGGTTGTAGTAAGATAGGTTGGTCTCAGCATCGGCCGTTCCATTGAACACGCTCTCAGTAAAGCCGAGAGCGTTGTAAAGCTGCTCAGAAAGGTACTTGACCTGATCAAGCAGATTGTTCTCAACAGGACGATTGAGCTGTGTAATCTTCTCAGCCCCATCGACATACGCAACGCCGATCTCTGAATTTCGAAGCTGCTGTTCAATCGCCTCACGTCGAGTCTCAGCTTGCTGCTGTCGCAGTTCGCCTCGGACAGAGTATGGAAGCTGAATAATCAGATCCAACTTCTTACCGAGGGCTGAATTGTCGATAGCATCGAGGGCGTCGAGCTTCCGTGCGAGTCGATTAGCCAACGAGCTGTTGCTAGCCGTGACATCATAGAGCGGACTGTATACGATCGCCGCAGAGTTCTTCGAGATACGAATCGTTTCTCGATTGCCGCTACGGTCATTATACAGATTCACATCGACTGAGTCAGTATACCAACTCTCAATTCGTCCAACTCGGAGAGAAAGGACATCGAATGACCCTTCTTCGTTTAGAGCGGTGTCAGTGTCTACTGGAACCAGAGCTGCGCTACCGGTTTCGAGCATCGTATAGACAAGCTCGTAGATCAGAGCGTTCGAAGTCTGATCGATGTTTGCCATCAGAGACAAGCATTCGTTCAGCGAAGAGTCCTTCTCGCTGTCGTACCTACCATTTTGATCTACCTTCACATGGCGAATCGGAGTGTTCGCGACATCCAACGCAATCTTGTTGTATAGCGTTTGAACCAGGTTTGTAGATCCGATAGAACGGTAGCTTGGGCGGTATTCGCTGTAGTTACTATGCTTGTAACGATCTGGGCGATCATGCGCGAACACATTCCATGCCCGAGCCAACCGTGACATAATACCCATATTACCTCCTCTCGTTAGTTGAAGTCGTCGAGTTGCTGTTTGTATGCGACCCACGCATCCATCAGAGCCGCGACAGAGTCGATCTTGAGATCCATTCGTTTCTTCAAGATCTTGCGATTGCCATTGGTGTCCTCCAGAGTGATGGTGTTACCCATTGCCCACGAGAATAGCTCTTGATCGAAGATTAGCCTTCGATCCTCAGCCAAACTCTTGAGTTCGCCCAACGGTACTGACTCAGTTCGCGCACCCTGAATGACTTTGTGGATACCATATGGTCCGTTGTCAGTTGTCCACCGCTCAACGAACTCCCTGGCATTGTACGGATCGTATCCAAACGCTCGAACATCGTACTCGGATCTCAAGATGTATTCGTCGAGATCGTTGTAGACTTCGATCATGTCCAGGATTGTCCCATCCATGATCTGGAGAGATCCTTCTCGAATGAATGACTCGTACTTCGCACGTCCGGCAGCCGGAAGCTTGTCAAACGTACGAGTGGTAATGTACGCTCTTGTCTTAACTCCGAAGTCGCCAGTGGACAGGGGGAACAAGAACGTAAACGCACAGAAGTCGTCACCCTGAGAAAGGTCTGCACCCATAGCACATGGCATTTGCCAGAACTCTCGTGGGTTGTGAGGGATCGTTTCTTCGTACTTGAAGAAGTAAGTGTATCCCTCACACGGGATACCAAATCGTTTTGCCAGAATATCGTTCCTCGCGGAGGGGACATTCTCTGCCCTAGCGACATCTCGTTGGTATGTGTCGTAAGACACAGTCTTACCAAGGTTGGGCTGGGCCTTAATCCACATGTTAGGATCGCCAACCTCAGACACATCGTCCAATCGGTAATACCAGATCGACGAATGCGGGTCGTAGTACTCGCCCTTAAGGATCGAAAGTAATTCCATTTTGATGGAATCCCCGACGCCGTTTCGGACGGTACCTTCGGATGACACTGCAACGATGACCCAGTCGTTTAGTTTCGACGCACCCTGCTCGAGAGCAGAGATGACGTTCTGACGAACATCGCCAGATAGCCATTCGTCGATGGTATTCACCTTAGATCTCAAGCCCTGAAGTTTGTCGACGTTCATTGGGCGAACCTCGAGAAGAGAGTTTGTCGAGAAGTTCTCGATTCCCTTCTTGGTCGGACAGAGCAGAGATCGATTAGCCTTGGCACCAACTGTTGCGTGAACAGTCCCCGCCGACAGGAACTTGAACAGAGGTCCCCGACTGCGTGTGATGGCAGTCTTGAACGGGGACAGTGTTTCCTCAGCCTGAGGCATGGTAGGTGCCGTGGCAATTTGGTGAGTTGTGGTGGGGTCGATAGTCAAGAAGTAGGCATGGATAAAGGCCATGTACATGGACTTGGCTGCACCTCGCGCGACGATAAGGTATTGCTTGTTGACCAAGCGCCGCTTAACGTCGACCTGGACATATCGACCGTTGTGGCCGGTTTCGTCAGGGACGAATTTCGTCACTTTCTCGAAGTAAAACCACGAAAGGAGTGATTCAGCCCATAGCTTGAACGAATCAAGCAAAGTCAGATCACTACCGTCTACAAGGGTCATCTCATTCTCGCAGAAAGCGATGAATCCGTCGATAGCACCGTCGTCATAGAAGTATCTCGGGTTGGCGATCAAGTCGTCAATCCGATTCATCTCCATCTCGATAGTGTGCGATACTGGAATCTCTCCGGCTAGGACCTTTTCGCGGAACTGGGCATAGTACTTAGGTGTGGCCGTGTTAGATAGCGCCATACCTACTTCTTACCGGTTGCGTTCTTAAGGATTGCGTCGAGGTTGAACGACTCCTTAGCCATCTTGGCAACACCCTCATACTCCGTGCCCTTGAGCTTGGAGTCGAGGGCTGCTGTGAGCATGTCGGTTGCCGTCCGGGCAGCATACTTCGTCAGGTTCTTTCGAGCCTCGTCGACGAAGAGATCTGCTGTCTTGGCGAGAGCACTCCTATTTTGATTCTCGTACTCGCGGAGCTTTTCCTTGAGTTCGTAGTTCTGCTTCTCAAGATTGAGTCGCTTGTTCTGCTCGATCAGATCAGTGGAAGAGAGACGTCGAGGAGCTTCCTTCCGCAGGTCGGCTGGGATACCGCCCTTGGGGACCTTCTGCTTCTCGAGTTCCTTCTGCTTCTTTTCAGCTTCCTTAGCGGCCTTCTTCTCGGCGCGCTCGGCTTCCTTCTGTTTCTTCTTGCGATCAGCTTCAGCCTTGCGAGCTTCCTTCAGCTTCTGATTCTCGAGCTTCTTACGAGCCCGTTCAGCCGCCTTCTCTGCGCGAGCAGCCTTGTTAGCAGCGTGCTTCTGGGAAGCAGCCTTGGCGCCCTTCTTGGCAGCGGAAGCAGCCTTCTTAGCCGCGGCAGCAGCTGCCTTTGCGGCCTTCTTGAGTTCGGACTCGTGCTTCTTCCGTTCCTTCTCGGCAGCCTTCTCGGCCTTGGCTCGTTCCTTACGGAATGCCTCAGCATTGACGGCTTCGCCGATCTTCTTCTTCTCTTCGACGGACCGAAGTCCGACTCCGCCGGAGTTTTCCGTCTTCTTACGAACGCCCCATTTCATGCCGAGGACTCCGTAGTGAGACAGAGTTTCTTCGCTCATGGTTTTCTCCCATCATTGAATGGTCAGTCGCCACTCCGCCTCTTTCTGCAAAGCCTCAACTGCCTTGATGGCGAATGAGGACTGCGGTGGATCGAACATCAGGCGAACCGAGAAGTTCACGTACTGACGTAAGATCCGTCCAAGAGTCGTAGTGGGATAATCTGCCTCGGACGATAGGTCGCCAACTTCGCGATTCAGCTGAGTCGCGGTTGCCAAAGCATTATCAATGGCGTCCTTAACTTCGCTGTCGAATGAAGTGTCATCCTCCATCAACCCGAGGTAGGTCTTCGTGTCATGTAGAATCGACATTTAGCCTCCTACCATAGTTTTGTATCACCGGGTGATCTCGGATCGAAGTCGTCAAGAGCCAACGCCTTGGTTCCGTAGTGGATTGCATTATGAGTATCTCGACTAACGCATATGAGGTTATTGGCGTCCCACATGCATGGGTCGAAATTCTCACACTGACGAGGCGTTAGAGGATTGATATGATGCACTACAATTCCGTCGTGAATCTCGTAACCTGCGAGGCCGAGATCGCATCCAAGATCTCTCGCGATAACTTGGGTGCGAGCCTCTCGCCAAATATCGCTTTGGTAGAAACTCTGATTCAACCATCTGGATCCACCGAAAGTCTCGCCGAAAAATGCTCCATTGAGTGAGAGATACTCGAGACGTTCTTCGAATGTATGTAGGTGGCTGAGTTCGTCATAGCTCCGCATCTGAATCTCCAGAATATACCTTGAAGGCGGCCAATGCTTCCTGAACCAGTTCCTCGGTACGGGCGGCAGACTCAAGCGCCGAAACCTTAGCTCGAGCGAGAGTCGTGTCCGCCTCAAGGCGAGCTTGTTCAAGTCTTTCGCGACTGGAGCCCAACTTAAGGAAATGAATGATCATAGAATTGCTCGCAGTACCGTCAAGAATCTGCTGAGTCGCAAGATCCATGGCAGCACTGATCGCCAATCGTTCAGCTTCCTCGGGAGTTCGAGGAGTTTTGGTCTTCTTTTTGACCATCGCGCATCCTTTCTTATACTTCGATCTGAGTTTTCGCCTGCCCCAGCCCATGCCCGGAAAGGAGCAAGAAACAGGCATGGAGAACTAAGTGGCTGGGGCAAGCCAAAACCCAAATCGAAATATACCTCCGGGATAATTCGAAGGTGGGGCGCGATTTGGGCGGGGGTGTTTAAGAAATGACAGCCCCCCGGGGGTCAATGGAGGGAGAACCGTGGTATTCCCTCCAAATCGAATTGGTTTCACTCGATCACGAAAGTTCTCTTTCCAGTAACATCATGATCTAGAATCCATTGAATCGCTTCTTCGACATCGTCAGCAACTAGTGCATCACTTAAGATGTCACTGGTTTTGGTCACACGGTCGAGGAGGCCGCAAGAGTTGTAACCTTTCTGAAGGTCGAACGTCAACCACTGATCAAACTCAGTCTTTGGGCTGAAAGGATTGTCAGTAGTTGTAAGGTACATTGTTGCCATGATTCAATCAGTTTCCTTTAACGGCTTCAAGCACAGAGCTTGTACTAATGCCAAGCATCTCAGCGATCTCAGATGTGGTCGCACCGTTCTTCGCCATGGCACGAGCACGAGCCACAACACCGACGGAAAGCACAGGCTTTTCCTTTGGCATGGACAGTTCATGCAAGCGCTCAGGATCGGCGTAACGAGCGATGGACTCCATCATAGCGTTACTGACAGCACCATTCATGATGGCTTTCCATTCGGAATCGGTGATGTCAAACTGGACATCCTTGCGGGAAGCACCAGTCCTGATTCGAGCAGCCTTGAGCGCCTGGCTTTCAAGACGGGTGCGTTCATCCTTGGTCAGGCCAGGATTCTCCTCGACCTTTGCCCGGACGACACCCCCGGCAATGAGCTGAGCTTGACGCTCCCGTGGTGCATTTTTGAGGGCCACCCGGACTTTCTCCTTGAGGGAGGTCACCTCATCAGCGTACTCCTTGGCAGAACCCGGGTCTCGTTTCAGGGTGGGGGTATTGACAATCTCCCGACGGGCGGTGTTTGCCAGAAACTTCATGTCGTTGGCGTAGCGGGCGTACAGTTCTTCCATGGGGGTGCCCGATGAAAGCTTGCGCGCGTCGTCCACCAATTCCATGCGGGTCGCCTTCGATGTACGGAGGCGGGTCTCGATACGAGGGTCCTTGGTCTTGAACACACGGGTGACTGTATAGGTTTCACCCGTCTCCTCGTAAACCTTCTTGCCCGTGACCGGATCGATGGCCCCACCCTTTGCCATGGACCGGGGCTTCCTCTTTGGAATATCCACCTCGGATGCAGCGCGAGATATAAGAGTGGATACACCACCCTCGGGTTGATACTTCTTCTTGAGCTCGGCGATACAGTTGTCGACGGCGGAGGTGCGGTAATCAAGCTTATGCTTGGCCGCATCAATGACTACCATCGAGTGACGGACTGCCCGGGCCAGTTCAGCTTCAGTAGCGCCCTTGATAGTCATGTCAGTAATAAGATTACTAACCATACCCATCTGCTTCTGCTTGCCGGTCTCACTGAGAACCTTCATCCCCGGATATCCAGGATATGCTGCAGAGGGGTCGAACCCTTCAAGTCCCTTGAGAGGGGACGTCGAACGAATACGACTCCGTGGAGTGATCGGAATAACCATGACCGTATCGCCGTCAAAATCAGCTCCTGAGAGCCGTTGAGCGACGTTCGGGTGAATACCAATGGCATCCCTGGCAAGCTCTCCAATGGTCTTCCTGGCGTCCTTATGACCGTTATTTACGGTAAGGATTGGGATCTCGAACGTACCACCATGAGGATATCGGACGAGAGCGACCTGGCTGCCATTCTTGAAGTTCGGAGCATATACCTCCGCGGGCTTCAAGTTTGTGACGGGGAGCAGAACCTGATATGCCTGGCCCGGAACTGCAGCGGCGCGAAGACGGACAGCATCCGAGTCGCAACCGTCAGCGAAATCCTGAAGGGCCTTCTTACGAAGTACGGGGTTTGTCAGGGCCATAATATCCCTGAACTTCTTATTGGCTTCGTCAGTTGAAATATCCAGCTGCTGCTTGGCAAATGAAATATCCTGCTTCGAGAGGAACTGGGCAGACAAGGTCTTAGACCAGTTACCCCAAGATCCTTCCTCATTCACGAGATTGACAGGGGACAACTTCTTCTTACCGTCCGTGTCGATATATTCCATCTGCCGTTCGATGATCGCACCGAACGGGTTGTCCGGGTCGGCCTTCATTTTCTTGAGGACCGTGTCGCCATCACCAATCATGGGGACCTTCTTGGATTTATTCGTGTTAAACCGAATATCCTTGCCCGCGGGAAGGTCATCCGCGTAAATGGCCATGCCCTTGAGATAGTGCGTCCCGTCAACGGAAATGCGCACCTGAGCATAGTTGGACTTGCCGAGATTGAGATCTTTCAAACCTCGACGAATCTCGATGACGCCGTCCATATTTGTGCCGCCGTCTTCAGAATAACGCACCATGACTCGCTTAGAGTCGAGAGGCGCGGGCGGCTTGAGGGACAGCTTGTGGCCGTCAGGATCCGTGCGGACGCCGACGACGTTGATCTTGTCAAGATTCTGGACGGTCTCAGATTTGGGAACGCCAGGGGCGACAAGAACTCGAGTGGAGGTGTAGTTGTCGGTACCGAGTTGCCGGATCTTAATATCCTGAACCTGGTACCCTTGTGCCTCGAGTGTGGCCGAGGCAAGCTTGAGTGTAGTTGCGGTGGTGCCGAGTGAGACTTCAGTGCCGCTGCCGATATCAATATAACGGTGCTTATCGGTCTCTCGCTTGAGGATATCCGCAACACCCTCGATCTTGGACGAGGTCTTGCCTGCGTCATCTTTGAGGTAGTTGCGGACGGTCGAGGCCGAGACACCAATACGATCCGCAATGGCGGCCTGGGACATGCCCTTCGCATCGAGCTTCCGGACCATGGCAATCTCCACCGCCTGGCGTTCGCGCTTGGCAATGGACTTGGTGGCCCTCAACTCCGTGGTGGTCATGCCGAGACCCTTAGCGATCTCAGCCTCACTCATGCCCTTATCCGCGAGCCCCTTGACGAGGCCCTGGAAATCGCGTGAGCGCTGGTACGGGTCTTTGCCCGAACCCCACGGATACCGGCCAGACTTCCGCAAAATGCCGTAGTGGGATAGAGTATCTTCAGTCATTGTCGCTCTCCATGAGAATATCACTGAAATGAACAATCCGATCCATGATATCCCGGATGTCATCGGACTCGGGAATATGGGTTCGAGGTTCGCCGTGTTGGTAGATGCGGAGTTGCATCTGCACGGTTGGTTGCACGCCATACTCGAGACAGAACAGGGCCGCGTAAATTTCGAGTTGCTCGAATTTAGTTGGACCAACCCCGGTCTTGAGATCGTGAATACGAAGGAATTCGGAGTCCTCGTCAAAGGATATAGCGTCTGCAGTCCCAAAGGCGTACTCGCTGTAATATAGTACCGTCTCTGGGCTCATCTTGTACGAGATTGCGTCGTTAACGAACTTCGCGACCGTCGACATAAGCGGGTCGTGTTCATCGGGCTCTCCAAACGGGAGGCCCAACTGAATATGTTCTGCAGCTAATTCGTGCAAGCGAGTTCCAAGCGCAGCTGCTTGTGCTTTGCTATAGGTTTCCTGTAGCTTCGCTTCATCGTATCGGAGCCATGACGATTTACTGGCCCCGAGGAACGCGTGCTTGCCGGCGAGATTGTAGTGGTCGTAAAACTGCATACGTCACGCCTGGCTGAAATGCTGGTTGAGATCCCTGAGGACTTCTTCCTCATTCTCGGGATACACGAACCGAGCGAACCCCATGTGATTGAGCTTAGCGATGTAATACTCTTGGTTGGGGCGGTGCGAGGCCTTGCTCGAAGCCTTGACCTCAAGCATAGCCCAGCGCTCGTCGCAGAGCACCAGGAGATCCGGAACGCCCTGAATATAATTAGGATCGTTCTTCAGGATCATGGATTGTGGGAACAGAGTCGAGAGCTTCTTGATCAGCTCGCTCTGATACTTGTTCTCGCGCACGCTCATGTTGGCTCCTTTCGAGGGTGCGGTAAACGGTATAAGGAGAGTAGCATATAGGACTTTAGTCCTAGACCTGGTACCCACTTAAGTGGGTTTATGGGTCGATTCCTTCATTCTCTCCATTATGCTAGACGTGTTTAACCGGTGAATAAACCCACTTGATGGAATATGGGACTAAAGTCCTAGATGGATAGTATCATGAGAGAATGGGTTCGGACACCCCCAGATCTCTCGAGGAGAAGCTACTACTTAGGTAAAGATTTGGTAAAAAATTTGGGGTGGCCAAAAAGTGCCAAAAAAAGGGTATTTTTTTGTTTTATTTATATATATATAATATTATATTTTATATTAATATATTAAAAGTGTCCATTTGGCCATTAGTATACCAAAACGTTGATTTTCCAACGAAAAAGTGTGGCCAAAACCTTTTTTAAAAACGGCCAGTGGTCAAAAATTTTTGGCAATCTGGTCACGCTCTCCTAAACACAAACCCACTTGACATGAAGTACAAACCCACTCAGACCCCGTTAAACCCACTTAAGTGGGTTGATGATTCAGGGCAAAAAACGATAATCCAAGTCTCTTTTGACGAGCGGGGGACCCCATTTAAGAGATCCCCCACCCATCAAAAACTGAATCTAGAAGACCCAGTATGTGTCAACCGTATACCGATCGCACTCTGTCAGAGAAGCATCGAAGCCGAAATATGTCGAAGCATACGTCCATGCCTCGCTCTGAGATTCCACAAGTGTCTCATGTTCAGTCACCTGTACTGCCCCAACAAACCCTCGAATGACGCAACGCATTTTCGGGACATCGTTGTCAAACATATCTCAGTGCCTTCCTGCTCCAACGCCAACACGCATGGCCGCGCTACGAACCCTCGACACACCGTGGCGCTCCTTCCAACCCGCCTGATTGACTGCCCCCTTGAAAGTCGTATCCCAAGGAGAGTACATCTTCATGATGTCGGCCACGTCCGCCTTCCAAGGATCCTTCTTCTTAGGAGCCCGTCCACCGAGCACGGTACGAGTATCTTCACCGTCAAACACCTCAACCCGGTATCGATCGCATGCAATGCTCGCCACGCGGTTCTTGAGGTACCACTCTGCGTAGACAACCCCACGATCCTTGTCGTCGCAGAAGAACGTCTTCCTCCACAACTCTCGCCCGAACAAATATCCGACGATCGAGAATCGGTAGATCATCCGCTCAGGGTGTCCAATAACATCAGCCGAGTAATAAGCATTCATTTCAGTCTTCTTCCCTCTCAAGAGTCTCGGCGGTCTCTCCGTCACCTGTGTACCAAACTCGAACAGTGGCGTCGTCGATTTCGACACCCTCTCCGAGTTCATCGAAAAGCTCATCGATCACATTGTGGCCAAAATCGCGAGCTTCACTCAACTTGTCAAAACCTTCACAAGATTCGACAAATCCTTCACCCACAATTTCATATTCAAATTGCACAACGAACATTTCACTTCTCCTTTTCAATCTGTTCAAAGTCCAGTGCGAGATGCTCAAACGCTCGAACCTTAACGATCTTGATAATCATGTTCTTGCCCGCTTTACTATCAAGCTGTTCGAGATGAGTCTCAGCCTCAGCCCGAGTATTGAAGAACCACATGAATTCACTGCGCGTTCCATTAACACAGTCACATGCGATCACTTGCAGCATCCACTCACGATGGTGGTCAATTCCGCAGACAACGGTATCAGTCATCATTCTTCCTGTTCTTTGGATTATTCGGGCAGCCCTTCGTGTGAGGCCTGGGGTATGTATGCCCATCAAGCGTACTCCAGTATTCCACCTCGTCATTCGGATGCATCTCTCGCCACGCTGAGGATTTGCATTCACAAGGCTCGGGTGGCTTTAGATCCGTATTGCAGATCTCCTTCAGAAGAGCAGTGTGGGTGTGCGCATACGTCATCAATCCAAACCTCTTGAATAATTCGGGGCTGATGATATATGATACACGCGTCTCGTAAGGAGGGTTCCTCCCATCATCTACCAGCACAGTCAGCTTAGCAAGTGTCCCCCGTGCAGTCTCCTCAAGAGAAAATGTAGGGTTGATCAGCTTCTCAAACTTCTTCCCGAATAGCATCGCTATCCAGCTCCCTTTCGAAATAGTTCAGGATCGTATTGATCTTGTGACAACAGAGGACATCGCCCTCCCTGAGGTCGCGAATATAGCGCGTGTACTTCATCAAACGCGTAGTGGCCGGCCAACGACCATTTCTGACCAGCCTACTCGAAAGTGTTCGAGCTTCTCCTTTAGTCCGATGAATGCTCAGCACGACTAGAGGTTTGACATCATCAGGTAATTCGACAACCGTCAATAGACACCAAACGTCTTTATACCAAGCCACGATCAGCCGACCATATACTTGATTGCGATATCAATACCGTCAAGCAGCAACAGCTTCAAAATATCCATCTCATCCTTCGCGTACGAATACTGGAAGATCTGAATATTGACTGGGATGTCAATCTTCTCTCGCAGACTTGCCGCGGCCTCGTTTGCCTCATCTCGAGTCTTGTAGAATGCGACGGTGGTCTTAGGAGTATCTCCAATGCTCCCAATACGACAGATGACACACCACTCGTTGTCGGCTGGATCGAACATTACCAGATTCTGTGCCATGATGGCGCTCCTTTACAGATTGTGAGCGAATACACGCTCGTTGAACGTGGCCTTTTCAGCCACTGCCTTTGAGATAGCGGAATCGATTCCTGACTCCGACTTGAAGTAGTAGTACCACAAGTCAGTGTAGGGGGTGTTGATGCGGTCGATCCGACCTTCCGCCTGCTCCAACACCTTGTATGAGTAATTGAGGCTGTAGAACACGACCGTATCGGTCTCGGTGCAGTTCCATCCCTCAGCCCCAGCAGTGTACTGAACCAAATATACCCAAGAGTCTACCTCGGGTATTGGTTCGTGTGCATGACCGTTCCACTCGGCTACTACGAATTCGTCCTTGAGTTTCAACAACTCGTCTCGTTCGTAGTTGAAGTTGTAGAACACGATCACTCTGCGTCGCTTCGCAACGATCTTGCGCAATCGATCTAATCTATTACCAGAAGAGTTCACACTACGTCGAAGTGCATAACACACTCCCGCAGCGTTTCGAATCGGTTCTTTTGTCCAAGGATCCATCCGCTTCTTCACAATCAGATCGTATTCGTCTCGATCGAACGGTACGAAAATATCCTTGCGATTACGTCTCGTATGTCTCTCAGCAGGCATCGGCACGATGATACGCCGTCTGCGAGATTCGAGAACACCAGTATTGACGAATCGCTTCACCTTAGGATACTTCGCAAACCGATCCCATACGATGTGTTGCTCCGAGAATGCGGTCCTGTTTTTGTAGAACCCATTCGCGATGAACAGGGGCACATAGTCAAGCCATGTATCCCCGGGTGTTGCACTCAGTAAGATCCACAGGTTGTGCTTCGATATCTTGAGAAAGCTCTTAACCCAAGCACCAGATCCAACAACACGCTGCTCATCAAATATGAACACATGATCGTGGTAATCAGCAAACTTCGAGACATTATTCCAGCTCTCGATTGTCACCTCATCGCAATTGGCACCGAGCGCAGCGAACTCGCCCTCCCATTCGAAAGAGTCACGTTTCCGCGCAGTGGTGATTACGACGATCTTCTTAGCGTCTGCCTTCGAAAGGGCCCATGAGGCCCCTACACGTGACTTACCCGAGCCGACACCACCGACTAGGACATTGCCACTATGCAGGAGCCTCAGGGCCTCTTCCTGATGCGAATATAGTTTATTCGTCATCGTAATCGAATAGGAGACACAACAACCGCTCGTGAATCTCTTCAGGGATAGCGCGGTAGAACTCGACGTTGTCTCGAGTCCAGCCTCCGCCCTCAATCGAGCAACGAGCAATCCACTCCCACGAGAACGGACTCATCGCGCTGATAGTCGTGTGTCCGAAAAGCGAAGTGCATTCCATCCAGTCGACATACCAATAGCCGTCCTTCATATATGAATGCACACCGTCAATGGTCGCGTCGTATCCAGTCAACACCAGAGGCGAGAAGTCCACGGGTGGATTATCTCGAGGCGGAGTGTCAAACGTCTCCTTGGTCACACTGGTGTCAGGACCCATCATCGTCTTGAATGCCATGTTGAATATCTCCTATCTTGTGTTACATGCCGACCTGAGGCGCGAAACCTCGGAAGAGAGCCGCCTTGATCAGCTCTTGGTCTTCCTCGCTGAAGGCTTGGTTGACGTATACAGACTTCACCGTATCGCCGTCCAACTTCACGCGAGCCACCCAAGAGTCACCGTTCGCGATCGGATCGAATCCCTCAATTGCCAAAGACTTGATTTCGAGGAAGACTTCGGACGAATTCTTCTTGACTCCGATACTGGACGTGGTCGAGTAGCCATCAAGAAGCTCCACAGACAGACGAGGCTGAGCCTCATTCCCAACGATCCGACCATTCTGGAAGTTGATCCGAATGGTGTAAGGTTCGTCGTCCTTGATTTCGTTGCCGACAGCCTTCTTGGCGAGCGCCAGGACGCCACGGTTAATAACCTTCTCCATGTCAGGATATCGGTTGAACTGAGCTCCGGGAGTCTTGAGCTGAGTTTTAGTGTTTGCGGGGATCTGTGCCATCACAGAGCCTCCCTTCCTGGGTCTTTCCTAAGTGCTTCCTTGATCGAAATCCGGGAAGTAGACTTAATCTTCGGATTGAATTCAGCGTTGTTGGCCCACCACGAGCCATACTTAGCGCCCTTGCCGAATCCGGGTTCGGGCTCATCGCCGTGTGTAACGGAGCGCATGATCCAGTCATCTCCGGCATCGATCACAGTTTCCTTGGTGTGGTCGGTAGCTGATCTACCATCTACGAAGAAAACGATCTTGCGTACGTACCAGATGTATTCCGTGGTCACGGGGTCGCTACTGCCATTGACAGTCTTGCTAACCCGTTCGCCCATGACGGTTCCCTCGATCCAAATCGAGAAACCTGAGTAGTCGCCATTAGCAGGGATGAATCCGTTCTTGATGTTGACAACCGCGGTGAAGCTGTCGCCATTAAGCATTGGATCATCCGTGCGTTCAAGTACTGTAGAAAGGTATTGTGCAATATCCTGTGCACCACCCCTATTCAGTTCTTTGACCGGTTTCAAATGATCCTGTGACCATGTTCGATCATTCGGGACAATGGTTTCGAACCAGTTACTCATAGAACCAGTTCTCCTTCCTCTTGTAGCTGCGTCCAGATACGATCATCTCGACGCCTCTGTGTTTTTCCGACATCCACTCGAGTCCCCAAGAACAAGTTATCGAGCGAATTGTTCTCAAGGTCTCCATCTGCATGACAGACGTACTGACCCCTGTCTGGCCACCTCTTGTAAAAGGCGGCCCAGATCACTGATGCGACCGAACGTTCTCGAGCGTCACCAGGAGTTGTGTACAGCCGAACATAGCGCGAATTCCCTCTACGCTTGAACGGCCTGAGAGTTACACCAGTATCTTTCCGACGAATGGCGCCCACACGGTTCGCCTCGTAGTGGTTAAAGCCAGGCACATCCGCCCAGATGTCAGCATACTCTTTATACATGATAGCTACTTTCGTCTAAGACGGGGGCAGACCTTTTACAGCCCACCCCCGCCTTAAAATATGATCAGTCGAGATTCGCGTACTTAGCCGCGAAGGAAGCCGACTCGTCATCCATCACGACGTACAGCTCCTTCACATAAGCGGAGATACCCTTCTGGCCACGGATGTCGTACACCGACGGGTGGATGACCACATCTGCAGTCTTGATCGTGATGTTGTCCAGGGTACCAACAGTATCCTCAGTGAGGAGCTGCTTACGTCCACCAGTAACCAGCCAGATGGCCGGAGCACGGAACTTGTATGAGACCTTGACGCCGAGGTAAGGACGCTCGGGATCGAACTCGCCATCCTGGTTCTTGCGGTACTTGACGTTCCAGCCATCTCGCTCGAGATCCTCGACGAGGTTCAGCGGAATAGCGACCGAGAACTCGCGCTTACCTCCGTCCTGGTTGTAGCGCGTCGGTGACCCGGCAAAGTTCGTGAATAGCAGACGAGCGTCTTCGATAACAAGATCGGAGGGGGTGTTGTTGAATGCCATGATGTTTTCCTTTCTCAGCGGCACAGTGTTTCAAGATCGACGAATTGTTCAATCGCTTGTTTTGCCTCATCGGCGAGCATCTCGGCGTAAGACGTATCTACGTCCTGTTCCTGATGCATGAATCGGACCATCTCTGCTTCTTTCCAGCGATAGCCCTTTGTCCCAACGACGGCGTCTTTGATCTCACCTTCGTTGTTCATTCGAAGGAGCTCAGCTCCACCTCGATCAGGCTTGATCGGCACGAACGCACCGACCTTACCAACGAAGTGCTTAGCTCCATCTGGGAACTTCAAATGCATTGTGGTCTTGACCTGTTTGGTCTGAATGTAATCCTCGAATTCAATCGGCTCCTTCGTGAAGAGCTTCTTGAATACGTAAGGCTCCTGGAACTGCTTACCAGTAGCAGTCCATTCCCCTTCGTGAGGAAATGCATACTTCGCAATGTACACAGCCTTGTTGACTAGACACATCTTGGCGTAGGTGGCTTCGTGTTCGAAGTCGTACCCGTACCTCTTCCCGAAGTCCATCACCTTCTGAATATCATCAGGTGTCGCCCCAGGTATCTTGATAGAGTCCGTCTTGATGTGAGCAACTGTCAGACCGAGTTCATCTTGCACATAGTGTTTGAGGTCGATCATGAACAGAGCCCCTCGCTTCGCGACAATGTTGTCAACGTTCCGAGGATCCCATGCGGGGTTGTCGAACTTAGCGCTCGTAAGCCCGTACATGGAGTTGATCGGAATCTTGAGAGCCTTGCCGAGTTCGTCGAGATCGTAATTCTTCGCAATCTCAACAAGACGCCCGTCGAAGAGCTTACTCAACGAGTCCATGTCCTTATGCTTGATCGCAACACGAGCCTGCTTGAGCTCGCTGTAACGCTGAGTATAGGGACCGAACAGATTGAGTTGCTCGATCGACGTCGGATGCATTGACGCAACATCAAGGAGGGCGACGTTCTCGTAATATCCGGGTTCCGAATATACGTATCCACCCTCCCCGGGATCTTCTCCACGATAGGACGAACCCTTGAACTTGTCAAAGGTGTATCCGGGGTACATCTTGCTGAGGTCTGTGTAAACGAACTTCGACTTGTCAGGTCGACGCTCCTTACCAAACACCAGAGCACAGGTGTGCTGATTTGTGGTGTCGTTAACACTCAGACCAGAGAGTTCTGCAAGAATCTTGCGGGCACCCCAGTCACTAGCGAGATGGTCGAACACCAGCTCAGTGGCCTCGACATCGTTCTTGCAGTATTCAACGACGTCGTCCCACTGATCCTCAGGAACCGGCTGGTCCCAAGGCAGGTTGTTCTCCTGGTGATTGATCCCGAGCTCGATTTCCCACTTCTTGAGAGACTGCTTCTTCGTCGAGAAGTCGTAAATATCCGCGTAGGAGAGGTTATATGCCTCACGGAATGTTGCGTTCTTCTCGTTGTTGATGATGCGCCGAGAGATCTCGAAGAGTTCCGCGTTCGAATATCCGAGTGACGCCGCATACATGATGTGGTTGTCGTACTTACGGTTATTGAATCCAATCAACCGAAGATCAAACAACGATTTCACTGCCTTAGCCGAAGGATTCGTCCAGAAATGAACGTAATCATCTCTGGGGAATTTATAGCAGATGACGAACAAATTCGGGAAGACTTCAACATCGTAAAATGCGATGCGTCCGTTTCCGTCTTCAGCGACCTCCGCCTTGTCTTCAGACATGAAGTGCATCTGCTGGACCATCTTAAGGCAGCGATCTGACTGGTTTGTCGAAGACATCGCGAAAGAGGTCACTGCGTTTCGAGCGTCAGTCACATCGTATGTGATCCCAGACTCGAAAGCCTCGTCAAGAATACTCTTGATGAAGTCTACGCTTGGGGCAGTATTCGCGTGTACTTCCTTACGGAGCGCCTTGGCGATTAGAGCTCTGAGATGGTTCTCATCCTGGACGTGTTTCTTGTTGATCATCTTAGGAGGCTTTGCTGGGAGGTCTCCCGGATAATCCTCGATACCTCGCCCGTTGTGAAAGGACAGTCGTCTCCGAAGAGATGCGTTCCCCCGGAATCGTTTGATTTCAATTCCAGGCGAATATTCAGCAAGGGTATCCTTATCGACAGGATATCGATAGATGATGTGGATGCCGCCGCCGCTTTTCGACGTTTCCGCGTACGTCGGAGGCCAAGCAGAAGCAGCGCGAAGATTAGCATTGAGGTCTTTTTCACCATTGTCTCCTTTCAGATCAAAGTCAATGCAAACATATTCCTCGGGCATGAGGACGTAATGCTCTTCGGTCGGTGCTATGTCAACGAGTGTCGTGTCGACATTTACCCAGGCTTTCTTAGGTGTTCCGTTTTCGGACGAGTATTGGGCCTTACATCCCCCGAAGTATTCGTCAAATATAGATGTCTGACCAGGGTATAGATCTAGCCAGTTATCGGTTTTGACTGGATTTGATTCGTTCGGCTGACTTTCAAATTTGTCATTGCAAAAACCGATGAACAGACTCCGATATCGAACGCCGTCAAGCTGAATCCGATCATGGAACTCTCGAAAATATCGACGAAGTTCGGTTCTAAACCGATATCGTGGCATCAAATACTGAATACCAGTCTCGTTGACATATTCTTTGTAATCGGAATACGCCTTCGCAAGCGTCACCGTATCGTTGGGACCCCAGTCTTCATATGCCTCCATTACGAAGTTATATACAGGATTCGTTTCAGATATCATCGTGCGAGACCTGTAGTTACGGTAGTAATCCGGACCCAGATTACGATACACGTTAATACAGTGCTGAGCGATAATTCCGAGTTCGTGGTAAACGCCGTCCATAACCTCGCGGTATTCGTTTATGGATAAACGCCGTCCGGATGGTGACACGTCAAGAAGACGTCGCGGAATACCCGAGTTCGCATCGGTGATCTTGACAGGGTTATTCGACGCCATAATCAGCATTGTGGTGATACGTAGAGACCGAGGCTTTTTGAACTTTTCATTAACGAGCTGAATCTCATTCGAGATGATCGAGTTCAAACGAGTATTTGTCTCAATACGACTCAAATCACCGTCGTGTTCAATAGCCACCAACGGATCGTCCGCAAATGCACTGAGCGCAAACGAGTTACTTCGTTGCGCGAGTGACTCAGAGTCGAATGGTACGCAGAAATCTCCGAAGAGTTTTTGCATAACATTTAAGATCGTCGATTTACCTGATCCGGGGTCTCCATAGAACACCAGAAACTTGTCAATGGTCCGACTGTCTCCAGTCAGAACAGACCCGATGGCCCATTCGATTTTCTCGCGTTCCGATGGATCATAAAGCGTGTCAACGAGTTTTGACCAGTTGACTGGCACACCATCTTCGAGAGAATATGGCAAGCGATACGATATATGGTCTTCTTGACGAGTTACAGTATTCAGAAATACTGGATTCCGATCGAGTGGATGATCGGTATTGACCATGTTCTTAGTCCACTGTCGATACCGTTTCCAAACCCCATCCCTTTCGGATACACAGAATCTGGGGATCATGTTTTGAACGTTAGAGTTCTCGACATATTTTCGAACGTCACTGTCAATTAGGTCAACGACATCGAATTCATTCTTAGACCAAAGACCTGTATTTGGGTTCCAGATAGCGACGAAGTCGCCATCACGCAACATGATATCGCGAGAATTGACATTACGGAACCATGGAGCTACCTCCATAAAACCCATCTGACCTCGTATGGGGTTTGTTTCAATCTCGTAAAAGTCCACCTCCTGTGGCCTCCTTTTTTAGTGATATGGATTGTACAAGTTGGCCCACTGAATCATTTGAGTCGTTAGGGGCATCTCGAGAGTATCCACCCCGGGAATTCGGAATAATCCGCCAGTTCCGTTCCTCGAATAGGTCCTGTACATCACGCGCTCGGCTATGATCAGCGCCTCCTCATGAATCTCTGAAGGTAGGCGCCCATCGTCAGAATATGAACGAGCGCCCATGTTCAGAAGGATAGACTTCGTGAACGATTCCCGATCCTGATACAGCATGGCCGTCAGGGTATCGGTAATGCTCACAAAGATCTCAAGGAACGAAGCCGGAGCTTGCCTCGGCTCGGGCATACCCGTTTCGTAGCAGTATTCGTCCCTCGTGCGAAGAGCCTGAATGGCTTTATCTTCGTCCTCAGGAATATACCACGCGAAATCGAGTTCGTCCCACACCGAAGCAAGCTCCGAGTAGTTCTCGAGACACCCTCGCTTGATAAGCCAGGATGTGTAGTTCATGTCAGATCTTATCCCAGATCATTCCGTCAACGTTGAAGTCAACGATGAAGTTCGTGTCGACACGAGAGTAGTCCTCGGACGGGACTCGGTAGGTGTTTGCATCGTAGTCTCCGAACGAGACGTAGTTGTCGCCATCCTTAGAGTTCTTGATCCAACCAACCACAGCACCCTCACGAGTGCGAGACAGGCCGAGCTGATCGTAGACCTCATTCAGGAATAGGTGACCCTTGCGCTCGAGACGACGATTCGCCCACAGCTGAACGGCTGCAAGCGTCTCAGAGGTGTAATCCTCGTTCTCATCCCAGCAGTTCGAGGACTCCTCGGTGATGATGCGCGCGTAGGGCGACAGGTCTGTGATAGACGCGAGAACGGCATCGACGACAGCCGCAGCGTCAGACTTGTTGTCGGAAGAGAGGATCTCTTCAGCAGTCTTGTCGTAGTTAGGCAGCTTCGGACGAGTGATCTTCGCAACAGTCTCTTCGCCGAGTGCGGTAACCATGGACTTCTTGTAGTCATCGAACGCGGTCTGAAGAACGGTGTACGCCGCACCAACGGCAGCGAGACGCTTCTTCGAAATCGAGTTCGAGAAGTAGATCATCGCGATGGTGGATGCGCCGACAATCGCAGCGGGTGCGCAGGTGTAGGCGGTGTCAAGGATGAAGAGGAGACGGTTCTTCATCTCGATCTTGCGGACGTCCTCATCGGCGATCTGGTCTGCGTTGCGGATGCACTCCTTGCGGCGTTCCCAGTCGCGGCCTTCGCAGTCCTCGAATCGAGTGCCGGCTTGCCATGCGAGATAGCCAGTCGCGACGACACCAGCGGAGGCGGTAACGGAGAGAATGGTGGGGGCGTGCTTCGAGATGCGAGCCATGCCCGTGTGGAAAGCGGTTGTGATAGACATTTGAATATGCTCCTTTCCGAGCAAATAGGTTACTTGAGGGGTTCAGGACGGTCGGCAGAGACGAGCCAACCTTCCCTGATCTGTCGGATTTCGAACGCGTCGGTTGTGGTCCAACCCCAGCGCTCATCGGTGTATCGGGGCTGAATGCCGACAGACGACATCAGGTCAGCGACAGAGACCTGACCGTATTCTTCAATCTGTTCGGCAATGAATTCGATCACGTCAACGGCATCACCGCGAGTGTCGAACACTAAGTCCTCCACATTCGTGGGCTTGGGCTGACGAGGTTCACGACGTTCGGATCGACGCGAGTCGTAGTAGCCACGACTCCGATCGGAACGAGAGGAACTAGAATATGACGTGTATCCAGATGTCGAACGACGCCTAGGGTCGACCTCGCCGTACAGCAGCTGCTGAATGCCCTGCGTCACCATGTCGGTGATGGCGTTCTTAGCGGCGGGGATGGCCACGTCAATAACAAGATGCTCAGCAATCTCTGGGAGATCCTGAGCGAAGAAGGTCCGAAGAGCTTCCTTGATGGCAGACTTCTTCTGGACCTTAGCTTTGGCGATAACCTTCTTCTCGGGGGAGGCCCCCTCCTTGGCTTTGTCAGTGTTGCCAGGGAGGGAGACCTCAGTGGGCCGAGTAGGCTCGATGGGGACGATGTCCGGCATCAGTTGGCCTCAGCCATCTTGCGGAGTTCTTCGAGAGAAGCATCCGGGTGCTCCTCGATCAGCTTCTTGGCCTTGCCCATGATATCATCAGGGAAGAGGCCGGCAAGGAACCCGTTCGAGAACTTGGGATCGTTGCTGAGCTTGTCCAGAAGGGCGTCGAATGCGGGGGACGCAAGGAACGCCTTGGTTGCACGCTCATCCTTGAAGAATCGCGTACCGTCCTCCGAACGCTCACCATAAGCAGCGCCCACGAACTCCTGAAGGAGCTTGTAGGCGTCCATGGGAGAAGCCTCGCCGCCGTTGATGAGGGCGATCTTGGCAGAAAGCGGAGTACGCTGGAGCTCCATGTTCATGAGCTCGGCCTTGGAGAGATGGAAATGCAACTTCTCCTCGGTTTCTTCACCGAAGAGATTGGTGTACTTTACGGTTACAGCTTGCATCAGTTGTTTTCCTTTCGAGAAATGGAGAAGATGTAGACAACCGCGCCGATCGCGGCGATCACGATGACCAGAACTGCTGCAATTTCTGCATTAGTTCCGGTCTTAGCAAGCTTGGTAGGCTTGCTGGGCTGAGCTTCAGGAGCCTTTGCGGTGGGGGTAGTCGTTGGCTTCTGAGTGGGAACCTTTTCGAGCGGGACAGGCTCCGTTGTAGTGGGATTGGGCGCCGGAGTGTTCGTACCTGACTGCGGGGGATCGTAGTGCTCGATCGAAGGAGTCGGGTTCGGTGCTGGAGCGGGGGTCGTCCCATCACCATTGGTTCCACCGTCGACCTTCACATCAATCGTACGCTCGAGCTTGAGTCCGTTGACCGTGGCAACGTTAGTTGCGGTCTTCGCGCCTGCCGGTGTAGCCATCGGCTCAGGCGTGTAAGTAACACACGTCTTCACACCTTCGGGCGCAGTGAACTCGATGGTGTAATCGTTGACCGGGATGGCCGTGATGTACACAGTCGTGTTGGGATCCCAGGTGTCGCCCTTAGCACACTTAACCGAGGTGCTGAGCTTGGTGTACCCGTCGTGGACAGAGTACTTGACTCCGCCCTCCGCAATCCAGGTGATCATCCAAGAGGTGGTACCGTCAGGATTGACCCATCCCCACTTCGAATTCTCGGGCTTAGCGTCCTCGTAGTGACCACCATTGCAGTCGTTATCGCAGGAGCTATCCCCGTCCTTGTCACCGAAGGTAAACGGCCAGGCCCGACCTCCGATGGAGATCGTACCCCGCTTCTTGCCAACGACGGATTCCTGAAGGCGAGCAGTGGTCCACCAAATACCGGAAATATCGGTCTTAGTGGCGACCGAATCGGGGACGTTGTCCACAGCGCAGGTGAGAGTGCCCTTGTCAGTCTTGCAGGAGCCAATCTTGGTGTTGTCGTTCAGGGTGAACGGGAAATCGTACGCCCAGTTGATGACGTCAGACGTAACCTTGAAGGTCTGCCCGACCTCGAGCTTCTTGGTAGACCAAGTACCCTTGACAGTGACCGGCGAGGACACCTGGGAGCTGCCCGAGGAGATGTAAGCGATCTCGGCACTGATTAGGTTGTCTGCCGCAAGAGCAGGGGTGGCGGATCCGCAGATAACAGCTGCGGCAATGCCAACAGACGCGAGTGCGCGGTTCATGATGTTCCTTCCAAATAGTAAGTTTTGGGTGATCACTTGTTCTGGTTGTTGCGGTACTCCTCGATGTACTTTTCAAGCTTCGGACCGAAGGCCTTAAAAAGGAGGAAGCCGATAAAGCCGGTGGCAGCGATCTTGCCAGTACCTCCGCCGAGGATCTTGGTGATCGCGTTGACGATCATCATGAAGGCGAAGAAGGTGAGGATGATGATGAGCATGATGATGGTACCGAAGGTTTCCATTGTAGTGACTGCCTATCAGTTCAGAGAAAGCCTATAACCCGTGTTAGGGGTTATAGGATGAGGGGGTCTCAGTTCTGGGATTTCTTGTATGCCTTCTTACGGGCACGGTTGGGATCGAGGGCGCAGCAAACGCCAAAGAAGCCGAGCATGATTCCGAAGGTGTACATGGGAGGGGTCCTTTCTTGAGGGTTAGTTCTCATTAGGACTCCCGTTTTTTGTGTTTGGCCAGTATTCTGGGGGGTCAGAATACTCAATCGGCTCATCTGTGAAAGTGACCTTATTCTCCTTGGTCACTGCTCTTCAACCGATCTTGAACCAGTTCGGCTGAGGAGCGGGGGTCAGTGCGACCTCAACCGCGGGCGAACCGGAGGGCAGAAGCACCGGACGGAACTCAGGCTTGATGGTCACGCCACCATCCCATCCGAGCTCGTCGCCGACACCCGTCTCACCGATGTGGATCTGAGCGTAGAAGTCGTTCAGAGGGCAGGGGCCGAAGTTCAGCAGGTCCTCAGAGATGTTGTTGCAGTAGCCACGGATCTTCTCCGCGGTTGAACGGAAGGTACGTCCGGTGATGGCGTCCTTGCAGAGGACCTCCTCGTCACCGAAAATGACCATCGAGCCCTCGGGGAGCTTCTTCTCGGCAGCCTTCTTATCAGCCGGCTTGCCACCCTTCTTGATGACCTCGACCTGCTCGAGCACGTTCTTGCGGAGCTCGGACACGTTCATCTGAGAAATGGAGTACGCGGCGGCGAGAGCCTGGTACTTCTTGTAAGTGACGTTGTGCAGGGAGACAATCGCGAAGATCGTGACGCCCAGGCTGGCCGCAGCGGGGATGTACGTCATCCAGTTGCGCTTGGCGAAGTCGAGGAGGTTCTTAGATGCGCCGTTGTCGTCTGCGATAGCCTTGGCGTGAGCCTTGCCAGAGGTGACGGCGGTCGCAATAGAGGCTGCGATGCCCAGACCCGTGATCAGGATCTGAGGGTTGGACTTGATCCAGTTCATGGCAAGCTTGATGGTGTTCTTGATGGACATGGTTGTGCTTCTTTCTTGAAATATGGAGGTTGATTGATGATCAGAGGTTGTAGATGTACTCGGCGAGATCGAGGCCGAGGATGGATGTTGCGGCGATCGGAATGAAGTTCGGATCAGATCCGACCGCGAGGGAGTCGACATTGATATAGGGCTCATGAAGCTCAGTGTTGTCGACGATGACGATATTCTTGGCGAATGCGCGCCGGCGGTCAGTCATGATGAACCGGAACGGAACAATCGCATACTTCGCGTCAGGCTTATCGGCCTCATCCCTGGAGATGAGGAGTCGTTCACCAACCCCGTCCATGAAGTAGATGTCTTCATAATTGTACGGCGCGACGCGCTTAGGCTTGATTACCTTGCCGCCGATATGCTTGCCGACAAGCACCCCGAGAGCAGTCGTCTCAAGGGGGTTCGGACGTATGGGCTCCGAGTGAGCAACCGAGATCGAGACAAGCGATCCTTCGGGAACGCTGAGGTCGACTTCGGAGAGGTTGAAGATCTTTCGCAGGGTCATGATTGTGCTTCCTTTCAAATAAAGCCTATACACCGTGTATGGTGTATAGGGGGTGAGAGTCAGTTGAGGTCAAGGGTGACACATGCACTGGTGACAATCAGGTACAGTGCACAAATGGGCACCACCGTGATGCTGATGATGGTAAAGACGATCTCGCGAACGAGCCAGTTTCGGATGCTAACCTTGGTGAGCAAGTTAACAACGCCGAAGCGGCAGAGTGCGAAACCAATCGCATACCAAACATGTGCAGTCAGGGCGATGGCGAGTGCGGTGATGAGAATGTCGTAGAACATGATGGTTCCTTTCAAAGAAGGTTGATAGTTCTCATTATTCGCCGCGTAAAATTTGCCATCAAAGCCTATAACCCGTGTTAGAGGTTATAGGTTGAGAGAGTTCTCAGAGGATAGTGTCACTCGTCTTCGGAGGAGTCCGAGGACGCACGCAGACTGGCGATGGTCATAGCGCCAAAGAAGATAGCGACGGAGCTCAAGGCAGCAACCTTGGCAACCGGGACGCTCTTTTCGGCGACCGTCTTAATGCGGTCCATAAGAGGGGTCTTCGGGGTGGTCTCTTCGAGTTCGTTCGAGTTGGACATGGTGAGATCCTTTCTTGAGTGGTTAGTTCTCATTAGTATCGGGGTACTTTTTGCGGAGCTCTTCGACGAGCTCGATCACGGGGTTTTCCTGATACTCAGCAATGGTACCGAGTAGCTTCAGACCGAACAATACAACAAAGGGTGTGGCGGTGGCGATGATCATCAAGAGAATTACAAGCATGATTGACTCCTATTTTGACTTTTAAAGCCTATACACCGTGTATGGTGTATAGGTGTTGGTGAGTTCAGTTTT